CTTCTGCTACGACTTCCTCAGCAACAGGTGCGGGAACCATAGCCCAAGCATCGTTAGCCAAAGTGCGGTAGTAGCCATCAACTCCCAATACCTCATCGGCTGCGGGGTCGTTAACTGCAAGCACGGTGCGCCAATAAGATGAAGCGATTACGGCTCCGTCTTTGGTAACGTCAGTTGTTTTGCGGACTGCGATAGTTCCGTCAAGGCTGACGTTGAATTCGCTGATGTAGATTACTTCTTCAATCATTTTTTTGTTGTTTAGTTGTTATACGAAGTAGGTGAAGTTGACCATTATTACACTATTATTTGCAAAGTCACCATTTTCAAGTGGTGTAATTGCCCCTAAAATTGTAACTTCATCTAATTGAATAGTCGTGGTATTTACAACTCCATATCCCATAAATTGATTTGTAAAAGTTGTTTGGCCTAAATAAAGACCTGCCGTAGCATAATTTTGAGTAAGGTTAGGGATTGAAAAAGGTAATCCCGTAATTCTTGCAGAACCCGTAGAACTTCCTTTGCTTGTTAGTTCAATATATCCATTAACTGTAACTTGCCTTCCAATCTTGGTATAGGTTCCCGTATTCGCTGAAGTAGTCACACCAACAGACGCACCACCAAAAGCAACACCCATAGTCCAAGTGCCTTCTTCGTAGTCATCAAGGGCGTTGGCTGCTGCGAAGTCACCATTAAAGCAAAGACCTGCGGTAGTGAAACGGGCACGCTCCGAGCTTTCACGCTGAATAACAAGGTCACCACCTACTGAATTGATAACTGCGTTACCCGAAAATCCATAAGTAGCGTAAGAGGCAGTGCCGCCACCTCTAAAGATTTTAATTCCTGCGGTGTTATCAGTACGAGCCGCACTACCCAAAGTAACCAAAGTATCAGGCGCATCCGTGCCGATGCCTACGTTGCCTGCTGCGGTGATTCGCATACGCTCGGTTGGAGCAGTATTCGTAGTAACATCTCTCGTTGCAAAGTAAATCGCCCCTTTTGCAAAATTACCGCCATCGGTTACAAGGTTGCCAATCGCAGACATTGTAATACTTCCCTCGCCACCCAAGCCTATCTCTTGTACATCGTTTGCAGTAGAACGAGATAAAAGACGAACTAAAGAACTGCCGATTGCAGCATTATTGATGGTTGTATTTCCAATGTGAAGTGGAGCAAGAGGCGAAGTGCTTGCCACACCTACCCGTGCGTTTGACAAAGCAAGAACCGAATCATTGCCCAATCCATCAGATAATAATTTAGCAGTACCGCTTAACGGCCCGTTGTCCGTAGTTTTTACGAGACCATCATAGGTATCCTTAATCTCTAATCCTGTTAGTGCAGTTCCCATATCCTATTGTTTAAAAGCCCAGCGATAGCCGTAGCAAGTTTTGTTTTTATCTAAGCAAGCCTCTCCTATGTGGGAGTCGTTTTTCAAGCCTATACTATTTGCGGCACTAAAAATAGAGCCATACTCCGAAATGTAATTCCAATCGGTGTCGTACTGCACTACTGATCTTTTGTGTCTTGATTCCATCGTTGCAAAGATAGACTTAATTTCTTTTGGGTCTAAGGAATCCGGCGAGTAGGTAAACACTCGAGACGCACAACTCTTGTTCTTTCCAGACAAGTGTTTCTGAAGTGAGCCTTTGCTTATGTTATGGAACCTCGCGGCTTCTGAAGTTGATTTGAAGTGATTTAAAACATTGCAGTTTTCGTCAACCTCGTAGACATCTACAGACTTAGACATTGATATCTTAAGCCTTGACTCCTCGTTGAATTTGTATCCAAAGATTCCCTCTCCGCCTTCGGTGAGGTTCATAAGCGTAAATCCCCAGCTCTTAAACAGAGATATATAATGACGCTCCCAAAACGAAAACTCGGAGATTGGCACTAAATCAATCTGATGCACCTCTACCTCTAAGCCCTTGTCTATTTTTGAATTAATCCAATTATTCTTATATGTTGTCTTTTTCTTTTCCGCAATCTTATTCTTAGACTCTTGGATGTGCTCAGACAATCTTTTGGCTACGGGCTTTTTAGTTACACCTATGTATATCTTTTTGCTGTCGCCGCTGGAAATCATATAGATAGAACACATTTCCATTACGTATTCCAAGTATCTGTAGAGGTGTTCCAAATTTGGATACTGGTATTCCACACCACCTCAATGTATGTACTAAGGGTTTGCCCTAGTCTATTGAATAGCTGCATCCCAAGGCCAAGCATCTCTTAGGCTATGTATGCTAGCACTGAACCAGAGGCACAGGCTACGCTAGTGAATAAACCATAAACGGCAGTTCCAGCTAAAAGAGTTTGACTCGTTAGACCGTCACCATTTACCGAAACAAGAGTTATTGTTGAATCCTGAAGGGCATATACCACTCGGTATTCCTCACCCGCAACGGGGGTGAATGCGCTGGTTATCTTGCGAAATCCTTTCTGTCCAAACGCAGCAAGCTGGAAGTTGGGAGTGGATGTGATGTTACTGTAAGACACAATAGAAAGGTTAAAGGTTAAACGAAGAGTCTTATTTCCCTACAAAGATAGTTATTGATTTAATATGATATCTACGATATCCTCCTGACCCTCGAGGTCCTGCTTCTGTAACTCCGCACGGTCTCCCTTACGCTGGGCAATCAGTTTGCTTTGTGCAACTGCTTGCTCCTTAATGCGGTTATCCTTGCGGTCCTCAGCCTCTTGATCAGCACTTTGTCGTACGCCAGATTCAATCTGTTGCTCTTTGATTCCGTAGTCTCCTTGCAGTTGAGCTAACTGCATCTTAAGTCCATACTCTACCTGCAGCAGCTGAGCCTTAGCCTCAGCCTCTAGCTGAATCTTCTGAGCGTCCAACTGAGCCTTCAGTTGGTCCTCCTGCATCTTGGCTTGGCTTGTAACCTGAGCGACCTGTGCGTTGGCCTGAGCTTGGAACTGAGAGTTCTGCTGGGCCATCTCCTGACGAGCCTTCATACGCTTCTTACGGCGTACAATAAGCAGCCTCTCGGCTTGGTCGATGTCCCTGAGCTGACGGATAGCAATAGCATCCTCGATGTCAAGCTCACCCTGGGCAATAGACGCCTGGATGTTTTGCTCGAGGTACATACGGTCAATCTCGTTCATATCAGCGACAACCCTAACGCCGAAGTTGTACATAGGCAGATTAGAGAAGCTAGATAACACTGCCATATTCTCCCTGCCAATAGCCGTCTCGTAGGCCTTGTATAGGATAGACTTAGGAGGAAGTATCTGAAGACACTTCACGACGTCCTCACAGATCCTGCGATACAGCACAATCGCTGCATTGCTAATATCCCCAAGAGCATTGTTGCCTGCCGCCAGTTGCTGCTGGCGTACGCCAACAAGCTGGTCTCCCTTAGGGCTCGTTCCATCCATAACCTCGTTGATGCCCGTAGCATCACGAATCATACGCAGCGCGTGATTGTAGATGGTGATGAGCTCGTTGATGTTTCTGATGCCGTTCTCAAGGGGACGTATCGGTGGGTTCTGGAAGCTGCCGTCAGGATTCTTACTGCGATAGTAGAAGATACCCGTCTGCTCGTAGATGTCTTGAAGGTCCAAAGGCTGAAGCTCACCGCCACGTCCTAGCTGTACGTTCTCAAGTCCCTCGATGTCGATAATCAATCCATCGGGCTTAGCCTTAGCGATAGACTGCTGGAGCTTTAGGTGGGTGATCTGCAGCTGGTCGGCAAAGCCGATGATGCCGCTCACCATAGACTTAGGGATAGACTTGCGGATGTTGGTGGCCACAATGCTGTAGCTCATCCGGGTGCGGGTGAGGTCGTGAACATTTTTAGGAATGTTCTTCTTCAACCCGTAGTCGTAGATGTAGTCAGTCCCTAGAATATAATTGCCACCATACAGCGTCTGGTTCTGCATATAAACAGCCTCCCTATCATACACACTCTGCTGTGGGGCATTGTACTTGTGGCCCTTATAGTAGAAACCAATGTTTCCAAAACGAGACTCTTTCTTCTCGAAGATGATGTTGTCAACGCTAACGAACTCAAAGTCAAGGACTTCAATGGTGTACTCGTCATAGCCGTAGTAGTAGCGCTCCATACCTGGGTCGTATCCAGAGCCCATCAGTCGGCTAGAGTCATTGCCAAAGCGGTTCATAACCGTCCTTGCCATCTTCTCGTACTCGTCCTCGGTGAATTGGTTGCCTGCTGTGCGCTTAAGCTCTGAAATGCTCATACGCTTTACGTGGCCTGCGTAGGTTATATCCGTAAAGTTTGGGTCAGAGGTAAAGCTGTGGATGAAGAATGCTGGGTCTACATAGTCCTCAACGATTCCGTAGTTGGGGTCATTGCTACGCTTGGTGACAGCAATACCACAGGTGACGAGGTCTTCGACATTGCGCCTAAAAATGCGCTCGTCGAAGTCATTCCAGCTTAGCGTTAAGTTGATGCCAATCTGTGCAGCAATCTCTGCAGCGGTCTTGATGTTAGTCTCAAGGAAAATTTCGGTCTCCTCAGCGGTATCGGGAAGAGAGTCTGGGTCTACCTCGGTGCGAAGTCCTGAGTCCTTCGCCTCCTTTAGGATGTCCTTGTTCTCGATGAATATCTTCATCTTATTCTTCTCGTAGTCCTTCTCACTGCGCGACAAAGGATCAACAGCTTCAATGTTGGGGTAGAACTTAGAAGACAGAATCTTGTTGACTACAATCTTTACGAACTTGGGAACGATAGGAACTGGTGTCCAGTCTAGGTTTACCAAGGACCCATCACCGTTGTTCGGGTCAAGAGAGGTAAGTATCTGCTTGTAGATGGATGTGTCTTGGGTTCCGTTGGCGTAGTCCCTAGAGACTTCGAACTCACGGAATCTTTTGCTGTACAGAGAACCTTCGTACTGGGCGCTTCCCCACTGGCCGTATATAGCCTTTGCGTACTGAAGACCATACCTCTTTCCCACCTTTACATCGTGTGAGGCAAAAGGGTCTGGGAACGTAGAGTCGTATGAGTTACTTTTTACAGAGTATTGATCCATTTATCGGAGTTTATGGACAAAGGTACGAACTTAACTT